AAAAGTTGCCCTTGATAAAGCATCAAGTGTTAAAGAAGTGTTTCCTTGATTTATAAAACCAATTTGATGTGTTCCTGTTCTTGACATTCCAGTATTTGTATCACTTGCAAAACTATAAGCAGGATTATTATTAGAAGCATATATTGTTCCTGCAAAAGTTCCATCTCCCCCATTACTAACAGAAAATTTTTCACTTGCTGATTCATTAAAAACAACTAAACTTTTAGTAGAAGTTGCACCTAAATATCCTTCTACTGTACCTCCTATTTTTAATTCTACTAAAGCAGTAGCACCACCTGTTCTATTTAAAGATAACGGTGTGCCTGAAGTTGAAAAAGTTGCTGAATCTGCATTTATAGCTCCTGTTATATCAACTCCTGTACTTATAGTACTTAATTTTTGGTTTCCTCCGTGATATAATCTAACATAGTTATTTACATCGGCTGCAATAGCTGTCTTTGCAGAAGTACCTAAATTAAAAAATGTTGAAGATAATCTTATATGACTATCTGATATAATAGCTTCGCCTTGACCTGCTTGAGCAGCAGAATCGTAATAAATTTGAAAATCATTTGAATCTCCTAATCTTATTCTTTTATCGTCTGGAAAATTTAAGTTTCCTGCTATAACAGTATCTCCTGTCGTAGCATTTACTGTAAACTTATCTGTGTTTACTGCAAAGTCTCCTATAACCGAAGCTCCTAGCGTAGTACTTAAAGAACCTGTAACTGTTAAAGCCGTTCCGCTTTCAGAAACTATAGAGTCAGTTAAAGTAGTAGCTGTATTCCAAACAGGTAAGTTTCCTGGAGTTCCTTGTCCGTCTATTTGAGTATGATCTAATTTCGACCAAATATTATCTGCACCTGCTATAACCCAGTCTCCTATAGCCCAATTTGCATTTCCGTTTAAACTAGTTGTACCTCCTACACTTACAACGTAATAGTGACCTTGTACTAAAAAAGGACTAGCGTCAATAGTATAAGCCTCTCCGCTTAACATTATATCTGCATCTAAAGTTAAAGAAGTATTACTGTCTACGTTTGTAACTAAAGCACTTTGTCCGTCAACTTGATTTATTACTTTGTCTCCAACGCTAACTGTAGTTAAGAAATTTTGACTAGAATCAATTAACTTATCTGCACTTTGTCCTGTTGTCGTTCCTGAATCTACTTCGCCTCCTCCACTAGTTAAAGTTGGAGTGTTAGTTGCAGCATCCCACGTTCCCTGGAATTGAAGACCATTTGCTATGCCGTTTATTTGTGACTGTAATTTTCCAATACCTTCTAGAATTGAATCTGAAGCCTGTACTGTAGAGGCAGCAGGAGTTGGTAGTCCTGTTAATACTTTTCCTGTAACTGCTGAGTTTGTTAAAGTAACTGCTCCTGATATATTTGACGTACCGTCTACGCTACTTAAAGTACCTGTAGCTTCTCCGCTTATAGAAAGGTCTCTTGCAGTTTGCCACGCTGTAGCTGTATCTGCATTTCCTGTTAGGTCTCCTGTAACGTTTCCTTGTAAGTCTCTATGCACTGTAGAAGGTAAACTAAATGTAGTAGTTTGACCACTTACTGCAGTTATAACTTGATTAGTTGTTCCTTGTAAAGTTAAAGTTTGAGTGTTTAGGTTTACGTCTCCTGTTCCTGTGTCTCCTGCTATATCTAAGTCTGAAGCTGCATCTAGTACATCCACGTAAGCTGTTGTCGCTACTTTTGTAGAATTATCTCCTGCAGTTTGTGTTATTGCTGTAGAACCGTCTGGTAAATCAACACCTGCTGAATCTAACGCTATTGTTAAAGACTGTCCTGAAGCTGTTGTAGTTATTTCGTTACTTGTTCCTTGTATAGAAAATACTTGAGTATTTAAGTTAACAGCACTGCTAACAGACCCATCACTAAAATCAAGATCACTAGCCGCATCTAAAGTGTCTACATAAGCAGTAGTAGCAACCTTAGTTGAGTTGTCTCCTGCAGACTGAGTTACTGCGGTTGTAGCTGTGTTAATCGTTCCGTTTAAGTCTCCTGAGAAAGTAGTACCTGTATAAGTTCCGCTAATTGTTACATCATTAGGAAGTCCTATTTGTAATTGTTGACCACTTGCAGAAGTTTCAATTTCATTACTAGTTCCAACTATAGCAAAAACCTGAGAGTCTAAGTCGACTGCTCCTGGATTTGTTCCGTCTGAAAAGTCTAAGTCCTGACTAGTTACGTGAGTGTCTACATAATCCTTAACTGCAGCCGAAGTAGGTAGGGAAGTGTCATTATCGTTATTAGATATGCCGTCTGCCTCATTAACAAGTTTATTGATAGTCACAGCATAAGCAGTTGCTTTGAAGTTAGAAAACTCTAACGTACCTGTAGACTTGAGGTCTCCGCCTGTGTTTAGAAATACACCTGAATTATTCCCTAACCCATCCGACAGTTCTTTTAAAGCTCCAGTTAATACATCATTATCTGAAGTTTTAATTAAACTTTTATATGTTAAACTAATTTTATTTCCTGTTAATGTACTCATTTCTTTAAATTTTTTAGATAAACTATTAACTTTTTTAAGTTCTTGTTTTTAATGTTATATTGTTTTTTCATAATACCCAACCTACCCAATTAGCTTCCGTATCTGGGTACATATCGTCATTACTGTTCGAGTAGTACTCAGGAAATTTTGTAGAAGCGTTATAATTCATATAGTCTATAAATCGTCTAGTATAGAAGTCAGCAAAGTCTCTATATTTTTGTACTAGGAAATCTATCTCATCTTTAGTTGGCAGTTCTGCATTTTCAGACCTGTGTCTTAATGTCCCACCTTGTTTAGTAGCATAGTTTCCAAAAGGAAGAAAATCTACCATAGCAAACATTATTAACATAGGCTGTACGTATTCATTAACTAAATGATAATAGTCTGGATTATCTTGTTCTGTTAAAGTTCCGTTTGTTATTAATGTAGAAATCTTATTGTATAACTCAGTACCTAGATAGTTCTGAATGTGCATCTGCTGTGCAATTTTAATAAAGGGCAGCAGCTTGTCAGTATCTACCGACCCATCAATTATGGTATTTCTTACTAAGTCTGTTCTTGATATAAATAATGCTGTAGCCATTTTTCTTATTTTCTATAATTAGGGTCTAAACTCCACCAGTCGTTTTTAGGCTGAGCAACTTGAGCAACTTCAGGAACATTAGTTTTTATTTCTGCTTCTTTTTTTAGACTAGGGTCTAAAGCTGCAATTTTACGTCTAGCTTCTGCGACTGTTATTCTTTTATTGTTTTTCTTTAAATATGTTCTACGCTCCCAGTAATGCTGACAATTAACTCCTCCTTTGTATAACCAAAGATTATAAGTGTTTTGACCTTTTGGAGCTAACTCAGAATTTGCAGAGCTTTCTTTGTTTAAGTCTTCCATTCTGTAAACTTTTTGAGCAGACCACATTTTACGACAAAATTCTCTTTGAGGATTATTACTGCCGTAGTATCTGTAACGTACTTTTAATATACTAGTGTCCTGAGAACTTTTTTTGTTAGGAGTACTTCTAGGAACTGAAGCTAAGTCTGTAGCAAAATTTAAAGACTCATTTAATATTTCGTCATATTCATTTGCAGGTCTACTGTCTATTAATTCATAGCCTTTCATTTCTTCGTCTTCTCCTTTATCCTCTAACTCTTCTAGGATAGCCTTTGTTAAGTCTTCTGTAATATGTAAAGGAACACAGTTAGGCACTTCTTTTCCGTCTTTTATTTTTGTTCCTATTTGCTCGTATCCGTCCCAACAAGGAGCTTTTAATTCAGTATGATCTTGACAAGGCATATAATAAGTCTTACCGTCTAGCTCGTGTTCGTGATAACCCATACAACCTATCTCGTTAGCTTTATTCTCAGCCTCTTCTATAGTCTCGTAAGCCTCTTTTCCGTCTATAATTTTAGAGAAAGAAAACTTTTGTCCTGTCTCCTCTTCTATTTGTTCTTTATTAGTAGCATTAGTCAGGTCGTTAAATTCTAACGGCTGAAGAGTTTTAAAGTATAAATTAAGGACGATCTCGTTGTAGGCAAGTATTTCATCAAACGCATTTAATAACATCTGCTGAAAGGGTCTTATGACGGTATTATCCATAAGCGTACTAGCAGTAACAATTTCATCTGCATTATTTCCAAAACCTGTCATATCTTTTATTCCAAATAAAATAGGACTAGTAACCCTGTGAGCTACCATTATTTTTTTCATTGACTCAGTAGATAAAAATTCATATTGCTGAGGAGCGTCACTTAACTGAACTGTCTCCATAGTTGCAGCCGAATCTGCAGAGTCATTAAAAGCCAGGATAAACCTTCCTGCATTACTAGTACCTTGATATTTAGCAGCTATTTTTTGTTCTATAATATTTCTTTCCTCTTCTGTTGGAGTTCCATTATTAAAGTTCAGGAGCATACTAGGAGCTAAACCATTCATAATGTTGTTTAAATGATAGTTAGCAATTTCCTCTTCTAGTTCACAGTATTGGATTCCTCCTTGATAATCTACAGGACTATAATATTTAAACCCTGCTCTATAAGGTTTTATATATAATACTTCAATTTCTTGTTTAGACGAACCAAACACAGGTAAACGCTCCAGGTAATCTCCTTGTTTATATTCTGACCAGTCATAGTAATAATAGTAAGCAGGTATTTCTCCCTCTTCATTACATTTTTCTGCTCTTAAAGTTTCTACTGGTAAGTGTTCTACTTGAGCTATTCTAGAATGGTCTTGACTGTAAATAATTTGCATTGCACATTGACCCATTAGTTTTAAGTCACTAGCTAGTTTTTGCTGCATTTGTTCAGAAATCAAAGATTTCATTTGTGCATACTCTTCAGGCTTCTGACTTGAGTCTGTAGCATCTAGAAATTTTCCTACTATCATAGCAGAGATTCCGTTTATAATAGCATTGTTTGTCGCAGACCCATTGTAACGGTCTATAAGGAACTGAAAGTAATCATTGTCAGCTCCGTAACCTATCCAGTCCTGATTAGATACTTCTTTTATTTCTGGAGTTGTATACGTGCTTAATTGTAAAAATTTATAATCCATTTTAATATATTATATAATCGTTATTTCCTGAAGTGTTTATAGTATACTGTCCTAAATTCATATCATAATAATTATTAGTAGCCTGGTCAATAGTTTGATCTGTACAGAAAATTTTATCTCTAAATATAACTGTTCCGCTAATATTACTAATTTTAAGATCGTAAAATCTACCTTCAATTAAGTTTAAATTCATTGTAATATACATCAAATCATTTGTAATTACTATACCCGCTTCGTCTTCCCAGTCATAATTAGCTAAATTCCAGTCAAACGTATTAGTGTTCCACTCCGCACCTGTAGTTAAAACACAAATCTCTTCATTAGTACTTTCATCTCTAATACATATCGTAGCATCTGTTACATATTCTCTAGGAATAACATTAAAAGTTTGCTCACTAGTTTGAGTAGTTAAAACTATCATTTCTTGCTTTATAGTATAACGTGCTTTTTATTTATTTTGCATCTATACTATTTATAAAAAAAATAGGGAGATTTCTCCCCCTATAATTTAATTAAACACAGAATAGTATTTTATGATGGGCTAATAGAAGCTCCTATCGTAATTGCACTTATAACTCCAGTTGCACAGAAAAATGCAGGAAGTTGCTCTTGAGCAGTAAAAGTCATATTGAATCCTGTAAAGTCTGCTAACGCAGTTCCAGTTCCAATAGTCCCTGCTGAAGTGTCAGCACCGTTGTACGCTCCAACTAAGAAATAATTTCCGTTGAAGTCTTGCACGAATACGTGAGGATTTCCTTTAGCTACATCTTGTAACTCAGCTTGAGTTTCTTTATCTAATTTTTGAAATTGTACGTTGACATTTTGGTCATAGTATACAGTTCCATTTTCTGCAGAGGCAGTAATCGTTTGCTCTAACCCTGAAGAACCTGGCTTAACTAAATACTCAAAACCTGAAGGAGTTGAACTAATTGCAGTCACTTCCGCTCCTGTAATTGTCAAGTCTCCTAGTAAACCATAGTCAACTAGAATGATAGATTTTATTCCTCCTACTCCTTTAGTACAAGGTAAATTTCTACCAGTTGATAATATTGAACAGCTCATATTTATATTTTTTTAAAAAAAAAGGGTAAGTAGGTCGACCCCACCTACCCTAAATTTTGGTTAATTTAATTTATTAAGAATAAACTACAACGTCAGAAGAGATACCATAGTTTACAGAACCAGAGAATCTTGCGATAACTCTTGCGTTTTGTGAACCGTCTAGGTCTCCCATATCTAGAAGTTTTACTTCATTCATATTTGAAACTAAAGAAGTTCCAAAGAAAATATTTGATCTTTCTGCAGCAAACATAGTGTTGTTAGCCATTCCTGGAGCTACAAACACTTTTACTCCGTCAAAAGATAAAGAACCATTGTTCCACCACTGCGTACCCATATTGTTTACACCGTTAGCTCCTAGTCCATTTGCTCCGAATCCTCCTAATTGTCTTACATAAGCTCTTGCTACGTTTTGAGATACATATAAGTATAAGTCCTCTTTTCCGTATAAAGCAGAAGGAATTTCATCAACAACTTTACCCATTTCAGCAATTACGTTAGCAGCGTCAACACCACCTGCAATTGCAGTAATTTTTTGAGCAGCAGGAATAGTAGCGTCAGCAGCAGCTAAAGTTACTAGTCCGTCATATTCTCCTGCATTAGCATTAACACCAGACCAGATAGTTTGTTCTGTTTTTTGTGCAATTTCTGCAGCAACGTGAGCTAAGATAAAGTCAGCAAACGAAGGAGGCAGATTTTTGAATCCAGAGAATCCCATACTTTGCGCTTCCCAGTCAGATAAAAAGTCTTGCTTACATAATTGTAAGTTAACTTGTAGGTTAGTTGGCTCAAGTATTCTTTCTGTTAAATCTATTGTAGACGTTGGAGAAAAATCACAAGTAGCGTCAACTACTAAATTGTTAGTAGATACTTTCTTAATAACTTCTTTATAGTTAATATTTGGTTTTACAGAGATACCACCGTCCTCGATAGTACTAGCAGATAAAAGAGCAGCCGCAATATATTGATTTGCGAACTCTCCTGCATAAGTAGTAGTAATGTTAGTAGTAGTAGCTAAATTTACATTTCTTTTCATTTTATTATTTTTTATTGATATTATTTAATTTAGACAGAACTCTATCCATTGTTGTTTGAGGTCTGTTTTGTCCATACGTAAACCCTTCATTTTGTTGTTTAGAGGGTGCGTGAGCTAAAGGTTTTCTAGCAGGAGTCTTAGACATTTTTTCTTTTACTTTGTCTACTTCGCCATATTTCTTTTTAAGCTCTTCAATTTCTTCTTTTACTTCCTCGATAATTGGGGATACTACTTCTACAACTGCAGCAACTATATCTCCAACTTCGTCTATTACTTCTTCAGGAGCTTCAACGATAATTTCTTCTTCTTCTAAATCTTCCTTAATGTCTTCTTTTTCGTCTTTGATTCCGTCTTTGTAACCTTCTTCTTCAGCTTCATCTATTGACTCTAATCTTAGTTCGTCAATTAAGCCTTCTTCTTTTACTATTAACATTCTACCGTCTTCTATCATATACTCGCCTTCTGGTAAAGGAACTCTTGAGTCTTCAGTGACAATAAAAACGCTTTCTCCCTTATCGTAGCTATCGGCAAATATTCTAGTACCGTTATCCAGGATAAGTTCTTCTAGTTCAACCTGAACTCCTAGGAGCGTGTTGATCTTTTTTAACATTTCACTTGCTTTCATTATTTATTATTTAATTATTAATGTTTATTATTAATTCCAGAAATTTCCCATTCCTGTATAGTCAGTCACTTCTCTATATTTAGATTTTGCTTCGTCTGATAAACTCTGAGCATTATCTACTCTTTGTTTTAAATTGTCATAATCGTAGTATACTTCACTAGGAGGTATACCTAACTCATTTGCAGCAATTTCTAATTTATTTAAACTTTCTTTTAATATTTCTGCAGACTCTTCTAAATATCTTACACTACCATTTATTACATAGTCGTCTAAATTATATTTCATTCTAAAGTCATCGTAAGCGTCTATTACTTCGTCTCCTAACTCGTAAGCTAAGTAACTAGCGTCTGACTCTGCTTCCTCAAAACTATCTACTTCATTTTCAATGTCATCTACTAAGGATAAGTCTATTTTTCTTTTTGTGCTTAATACTGCGAAAACCTTATTGTCTTCTGAGTATAGTTTGTTAAGTATGTTTTTTAATGCTTTCATTTATTTATATTATTATTCAAGTTCGTATAATCCTTCTGCAGCATTTTGTATTCTGCTTTCTGTTTCAGCTAATAAATTTCTATTCGCTTCTATTTGACTAATGTTTGCTTTTAAATCTCCTGGAATTTCTAACCCTAAATCATTAAAAGACCTAACTATGTCTTCAGATATTATGTTAGCCGCATCAATTTCTCTTAAAATATCAGTTACTATAAGAGTTTTAGCGTCTATTTGTCTAGCTAAATTTCCTAAGTCATCAATTAAACTGTTTGTTTGTAAATCTATATTATTAAATATACTTTCAAAATCATCAACTAAAGCTAAGTCTACTTTTTTAGATAGAGTTTCTTTTCTAGCGTTTTTTAGTTTGTTTAGTATTAGTTGTTTTGTATTCATATTTTATAGTTTGGTCATATTTTGTGCTGTTGTTACAATTTCTGCAAATTGATCTAAGTTTGCTCTAAATATTCCTTCCGTTAAAGCTGCGTCTTCATATTCTTGAATACTCATAGGGTCTATGCCTAATTCACTTACATTAGCTTCTAACCTTTCCATAGCCCTTTTTAAATCACTCATATAAGCTATATAATCAAATTGCAAATCAGAAAGTGTACTAGCTTCGTTTTGTAAATCTATATATCTATTAACCCAGTCATTAGAAACGTCATCTAACTTTATTCTAGCTTCATCTACAACTCTTGTAAAACCTTCTAAGTCACTTAAAATACTTAATTCAACTTTTTTAGAAAGCTCAGTTTTGTTTTTATGAAGTTTGTCTAGTATAACTTGGTTGAATCTAATAGGCATATTCTTGTTTTATAATGGTATAACGAAAACTTTATTTTTTTTGCATTTTACCCAGTAATTCTACCGATACCCTGAGCCCATAAAGAACCGTCACAGCATTCCCTGGAATAAGTGTTCTGGTCTTTACAGTAACACGCTCTAGAACTATTACTAGGACTAGCAGGATTCCACCTTGCAGCATAAGGCTGAGCTTGTCCTCTTCTGTTTGACTTATTTATTTTTTTTCTTACTGGCATATTAGTTTTTTATAGAGTCTATTATCATTTTTTTAATTCTTAATAACTTAACTCCTGCCTTAATTTCTGACTTTAAATTGTCTTTAATTTTTTCTTTAGGTCTTTCTTCTTTGTCTAAGAAAAATCCTTCTATAGAAAATCCTTTTACAGAACCATTTTTTACAAAGTCATTCCAGATTTCATCATTGTTTACTTTTACAGCACCCATCCAAGTTCCTACAGGAACATCCATATTGTATAAAGCAGTTTTATCTTTTTGTTGGTCTTCTACTATCCAGGACTCTACAAGAGTTAATCCTTCAATATCAAATTTGTGTTCTAGTGTAGCGTTGTTTTGTTTACCTTTCATTAGAAATAACTCACTAGCTTTTTTTACAGTTTCTTTAGAGAAGTAGATATAGTACTCTTCTTTGCCATCTTTTCTGTAAATAGTCTTATTAGGTATAAGTAAAGCTCCCATAAGAATTTTTTTCTCATCGTCTATAGACTGTAATTTAACTTCTTTTTGGTCGTTTAATGCTACAAAGTTTTCTTCTATAGCAGGACTTTCTACGATACTGATTGCATCTATACCTCCGAACTCGTCCTCTTCGTCTATTATTAATTCAACTATTTTCATATTAGTATAACGGTTTTAAATTAGTTTTTGTTTTTATCCTATTGTCGCTCCCTGGACTATATTCCTATCTAGGCTTTGAGCAGTTGTTACATCGTTACTTACAACGTATGCTTTTATAGGTTCTTGAGTCTGACCTGTAATAGCTTCTGCTAGTTGGTTAGTGTCGCTTTGTCCTACAATATTAAAAGCAGGAGCAGAAATAACTGGAGCTTGTACACTAGGAGTTTGTCCTTTACTTTGACCCCCTGCTGAAGAAGCTACAGATTTTGTAGAACTTACTGCAGCTTTGATAGCCATAATAATTCCTGCTGCTTGTCCTGCGTAAGCTAGTAAAGGTAAAATGTTTTGAGGAAAACCTATTTTAGCAGTTTCAGCTGTACCTGCAGCTATTGCACTTCCTCCCTTAGCCGCTTCTAAATTAGCTTCTGCGGCTACTATACTAGCTTTGTTTTTTAACGCTCCTATATCAATTAAAAACTCTTGTAGAGCTATAGCTTGTTTAGCAACTAAAAGAGCTTTACTTAATTTTGATTCCTCTCCTCCTAATTGTATTAAATTATCAAGAGTGTCTTCTTTAAACTTACGTTTTTTCTCTTCCATTTCGAGTTCTCCTTCTAGTATAGCTTCAGCTTGTTTAACTCTTTCTTCTTGTTCTTCTTGAAATTTTTCTTTTTCTTTTTGTTTTGCAGCTTCGTCCTCTTCATCAAACACAGCTTGTTGTTCTTGTAGTTTTATTCTTTTTGCTTCTAAAAGAGCTAACTCAGTTTCTTCTGTTAACTCTCCTGCCATAGTTAGATCAAATAATAAATCGTCATAATGCTGCTGAATATCTGCTCTCTCTTTTGCTCTTTTATCTGCCTTAGTTAATATTAAAGCATCGTCAACTTGCTCTTCTAGTTTTAGTCTATCTTTTATATCCTGGAGCTCTTGTTGTTTAGCTTCTAGTTTTTTCTTTTCTATATCGTCTACTACTTTTTGTTTTTTCTTAACTTCATCTTTGTCAAGATTAGCTATAGAAGTATCTATTTTTAACTGCTCTTTTTTTAAATTATTAATTTTATCCTCTAACTCAATTTGCTCTTCAGTTTTTGCAAGTTTCTTTTCTGCTTCTATTCTTGATAAGTTTTCTTGATAGCTGTAATTTTTTCTAACATCAAAAGAGGCTTTTAATTTATCAAAGAAAGTAATCTCATTATCTCTTGCTTTTTGTTTTTCTAGCAAGGCTTGATTTTCTAATAACTCAGCTTTGACTAGTTCTTGCTGAACTAATAGAGTTTTTCTTAATGCTAATAAAGTTTCGTCTGTTGATTCCCCTTTTAATTCTGATAATCTTAACTGGCTATTAAGTATATCTACTTCGTCATTTAATAGTTGTTTAGTTCTTTCTAGTTCCGCTTGTTGTCTTTCTAGTTCTGCAGTAGCTCCTGAAATAAATCCTTTTATGTCATCCCAGTAAGTGGCTATAGTTCCTAGGGCTACAACTATAAGTCCTATTCCTGTAGCTGCTATAGCTACTCTTAATCCTTTAAAAGTTTTTGATAATCCTTTAACTGTAGTTATACCTTGAGTAACTCCTTTTTGTAAATCCTGAAATTTAGTTATTGCTCCGCCTGTAGCTCTGTCTAATAATCTAGTAGCGTCTCTATTTTTAGACACAGTGTCATTGAATTTATTTAACGCATCCTGGACTCCTCTTATGTCTTTCTCAGCCTGTTGAGCTCCTTCTACTTTAACTTTTGCTACTGCCATTTTATTTGTTTTTTTAGTTTGTCTTTTGCTTCTTTAAAATTTGTAGGAAGTTTTTTTGCTCCCTGTGCAAACCTGATATTCTCAGTTTCTCCGTTTGCGTATTTTAGTAATTCTATTATATTTTTAATCATAATTTTATTTTAAGGGAAAGCACATCCTATAGCCGTTATTGCTCCGCTTGAGTTAAGTGTCATAAACATTACGCTTCCGTTATTAGGACAGTGAGTTGTAGTCTGGGCTGTTCCTGATTGAGTATAAGTTCCTGCTCCTAACGGTATTGTTAAAGCTACGTCTGCATAAATTACGTCTCCGTTTTTTAAGTTTTCTGCATTTCCTATATTAGATTGATAATAAACGTCTCTACCTACATTCTGATAAAATACATTTGTTAATACTAAATAAGTTTGTTGAAAGTCATTTAATAACTCAATATTGCTTTCTCCTG